CTACGCATATACGGATAGATGCTCTCTACGTGGTCGTGGGTAGCAACAACTACCTTACAATCCCCGTGGGTACTTAGGACTTTATCCATATCGGTTAGAGCGGGAGTGAACAAAGGATTCAAACTCGGCGCTCTGGAACGTACTCGGAAGAGCACTCTCGTTTTCAATGGTGATGGTTGTATCCTGTGGCTTAGTGAACACAGGGAAGCGATAGAAGCCACTGCCAAGTGTCAGGGAACCGATGGTAGATGAACCAACAACGTCAGGTGTAAAGACGTTCTCGTAGGTATCACGGTACTTAGGAGTGACCTTAACTTTGAAGTAAGCTGAGTCAGCATAGTACAGCGAACCATTACGGATACGCATCTTGGCTGCATTAGAGGGACTCTTACCGTTTCCTGCTTTAGCTTTGAAGAGCTGCTCAGAGAACGTATACTTCATTGTATAAGGGATACCTATCCACACGTCGGTATCTATTGGGTCGCCGTTCTCGTCAACATCGTTGACTGCTTGAGCAAGAGTAACAGTAGCTCCTGAGTTAGTGCAGTTCAGTTTTAACCCATCAGTCGTGTAAACTTCTACTGAGTTGTCCTCTGGGGTGTACGGTAGGGTGATTGTGGAGGAGCCATTGGTGACTGTGACTGCTACTCGGTTGTCGAGGTGAGTAACATAGCCAGCATCGTCCGATAGACCAGACTCCAGAGGCATCTCAACGAGGTTGGTTTCTCCGTTGTTGGTGATGACTGCGTAGAGGGTAGAGTCAATGAACTCAATACCTCGTATCTCACCTGTGAAGGTAAACTTAGACCAAGCGCTCAGGACTTTCTGATTGTTGTTCCAGAAGTAATTATAGATGTATAGGGAGCCCTTTTCGTTAGCACTGAGGAGAGCTATAACGTCCTCTGATGTAGTTCCAGCCATTGCGATGATGTTACTAGGAATGTAAGCGGGAACATGCTCAGTTACTTCTACAGCGTCATAGGTCTCTGTATTTCCGCTAAGAGCTAACTCACGGAGTCCTGTGTAGGAGCCACGAGTAAACGGGAAGTAGACGTAGGAACCTAGTGGAGTAGGAGAAACAGAGTCATCCAAACTGAAGTTAGTTGTAGGAGACACTGAGACAGTCTTAGGTGTGAACAAGTCCCCTCCCTTCATCACAAACTGCACGTTATCAGCGAACAACATTAAGTTCTCTTGGAAGATAGTTGCAGATTTCAGATTGGTGACTTTGGCACTGCTAACAGTTATGTCGATTGGCCCAGAGTCAAGTAGAGAGGATACCGTAGTCCTATAGAAGTTGAAGAACTCTCCAGCTTCGGAGAACACTACGCTGTCATCGGTGATGAATCCTAATCGATTCTTGAAGAATACAACGTCATTAATTGTTTTACTAACAAACGATGGATTTGGGTTCGTCTCTTCATCTCCTGCTGCACGCTTTGTATAGTCTAAAGCTACAACCTCAAGCGTATTAAGGTTAGTGCTTCGGATAGTCATTGGCATGGAGTTTACGTTAAAGCCATCAGAGATATTTGGAGCTACCGTTTCCTCCCAAGCTCCTTCCCCAAAGTCTGAGCCACTATTAGTTGTAAACTTTACCCAATAGTTATCTTGGTTTAAATCAGCATCCCCCACGACTTCTACTACGAAGTTATTTGGAGCTTTTGTTGGCAGGTCTGAGAGGGCATCTATACGTTTATATACTGCTTTAATCCCTGCACCACCTAATCCGTCTGCTGTTTCTAAGGTGAAATCACCGCTTGCTCCAATGTGCTGGATGATAATGGTATTTCCTTCTTTGCTAGTTATCATTGACGAGCCATTAAAAGGTGGGTTAGTGGAAATAGGGACAGTGCTGAAAGAACTTGCAGCGTACGTGGCGTTAAACAACGAAGTAGCAATATTTGTTGTGTCAGCATCTGCTGCTACGGTATTTCTGGACCCCGTTGTGAGGAAAACGTAGTCCGTTCCAGTAACAAGATCCCCTTGAACGGTTGCTGTGATTGAGGCACTGTAGTTATCAGCAAAACTACCTCCAGTAGCCTGAGCATCATGTTGACCAAACGAACCCGCAGTAACCACCGTAGCTGAACTTACTTGACCGTTGGAAAAGGTAACATCTATCTGAGGATTAACATTGATATCCGACCAAGTAGTTCCATTAGATGTTTGCCCTAGAGTACCCCAATTGAAATCTAAGTTTAACGTCGTAGGAGAGTTTGCGGGATAACCGCTCCCAGCATTTAGTATCGTAACCCCAGAGATGCGGAATCTTTCCCAGACAGTATGAGAATAATAGCTTTCTACGTTTACTTGAAAAGTAGCAGTAGAGCTTGAGGTTGTTCCACTGATGTTTCCCCCAACAGTAACCTCATACTTCTTCTCATAGTCTCCTTGGGCGATGTAAACAAAGCCCTTCTTTTCGAGGGCTGGTGACTTAGTTTGTGATAGAGAGACGCTGACTTCTTTATTTACGATGAATGTATTGTCAGCCACCGTAAGAGCCTTTAGACTCTCTCTGGGTGTGCTTGTTTGAAGATAGGTGGGAGGAGTAAGAGGGGACGTGCTTCCATTCATTGAGCACTTAACACCATTCACAATGTTCCAAGCTTCCATTCCCGAACCAGTGTGGATAACTACATACTTCTCGTTATCATCACGATTGATAAAGTGAACAAAACTGTCCTCATCAATAGCCGTCTCTAACAACCTAGCAATATGCCGAGTGTTAGGGCGCTTCTTTAGTCCCTCTGCAACAGAACTAAGAGCGTTTTCCTGCTCCTCACATTGGCCATCAAAACGAGTGGCATCAGGTTGCTGAGAGACACCTTGGATAAGGTTAGGAACACTAGTGTTAATTAAGGGCATTTAGATAAGGTCGTAGTTACGGTTAATACCAATTCTGGTTGCTACATCGTAGCTGTCAAATATGGAGTAGTTAGCATCATCAAACGCACGGTCTTTAAAGTAAGCCCGTAGCTCTGCTTCCATCTTAGGAAGACGCTGGATGTCTACACCGCTCTGTGGGTATAGCTCGGTTAATAGGATGGCTGTACGAACACTTAGATACTCACGGTACTTCTGTGGAGTGTCGCTGAGTGACCTCTTATATATTGCTTTACCTTTAACGGGGGATATCCAAGTTTGATATGACTTTTCAGATAAATCATATAGGAACCTAGAACTAACAATTGTAATGATGCGCGTATTATAAGTATTTATTTCAAGACTCAACATATTGGATGGAATCAGTATGGTGTTATTTACTAAGCTTGGAGTGAGCTCTACGTCTTCTTCTATGTTGAAATACCACCCACGACCTTGTAACTCTGTATCGGTGTCACGCAGTAGGCGAACACACTCAGAAGCCAAGGAGTTGGAGTTGAGGGCTGTCACTGGAGACTCACCAATAAAGCGCATCACCTTGTTGACCTCTAGGAGTTCTGTGGCATCTGTACCTGTCTCTGTAGCTGTCACTAGGCGTAGCTTAGCGGCATCCTTTAGTAGCTCTATCTTCTTGTACGCAGGAGTTTGTTGGAACGTGGACTCTTGAACACCCATCATACGCATCTCTGCGGCAAAGTCTCGGTAGGTGTCTTGAGTACCAGCGACAACACCATCGTAGAATGCTTTCTCGGCTGTAGCTTCAATAGCAGTCTGGGCGTCTAGTTGGGTCTTTTGGGAAGCTACGAGGGAACTTTGGTTGGACGTGAGCGTGGTCTCTGCATCCGTCTTGAGTTCCTGAGCGTCTACAAGTGCGCCTTGTTTACCTTTAAGCACAGTATCAGCTCCTACATCAGTAGTCTGAGCATCTACCAAAGAGCCTTGTTTACCTTTTAGGGTGGTATCCGCAGCGACATCTAAAGCTTGAGCTTCTACTAGGTCTTCCTGCTCACCTATTAGGGAAGTTTCAGCAACAATCTTTAACGCATTCTGAACCTCGGTAAGAGCCTGCTTGTCAATTAAATCGCCCTGTTTACCTTTTATGGTAGTATCGGCTCCGATGTCTGTTGCCTTAGCAACCTCAGTCAACGCTTGTTTAACAACAAGGGCTTCTTGGTCATTTATCAGGGATGTCTCTGCAATGACCTTTAGGGCATTCTGGACTTCTGTGAGTGCCTGCTTAGTAACCAAGGCTTCTTGGTCATTA